TCTTCGCGTATCTCCCAAAACAGTCATGACTCAGCTCAAGACAGGTTGTTACCGCCGTTAACGGCTGGCGTTGGTTCTGATCAGCCACGGTTGGAAACGCCCGTATATGGGTACGAGTCCTATGGGCCTCTCATTGCAGACTTTGCAGCTGCTCACCTCAACCGTCATTTGTTTCCGTGGCAGGTCAACGTTCTCACCGGTGCTTTTGAGCATGATGCTGACCATTCGTTTACGCATTCAAGTGCGATGGCGTTTTGTGCTCGCCAGCAGGGCAAGACTTTTATGCTTTCGGCGGTGGTGGGGTTCTGCCTTCTCGAGTTGCCTCGCATTTGGGGTCGACCAGTCAAGGTTGTGTCCACGGCTCACGAACTGTCGCTGGCGACTGAGGTCTTCGAGGACTTGCGTGATCTCTTTGAGTTGTGGGAAGAGTCAGGGCTGTGCAAAGTGACGTGGGCGTATGGTCGTCACCGCGTCAAGATGGTGGACGGCTCCGAGTATTTGGTCAAGGCTGCGACAGGGAAGAAGCACGGTATTTCAGGCGTGGACATTCTGATTGTTGACGAGCTGTGGGCCATCACCGAGGCGGCTTATTTCGGGGCGTTGAAGCCTGCACAGATTGCTGTAAAGTCGGGTCTGTCGTTGTTGGTCTCTACGGCTGGCGATGAGTCCAGCACAGTTATGAAGAAACTGAGGGAGCAGGCCATCGGGCAGATTGACAAGGGCGAGCCGGGTGAGTTGTACATGGCTGAGTGGTCGGTGCCCGAGTCGGTGTCCCCCGATGACGAGCGTTATTGGGGGTACGCCAATCCTTCGATGCCTAGGACAGTCACGCTTAAAAGTCTTCGTGCTGCACACTCCAGCCCTGACCGATCACAATGGCTTCGCGCTCACTGCAACATGTGGGTGAGTGCTGCTTCCTCGTGGCTACCGCCGGGGCAGTGGGCAAAACGGTTTACAGAGAACACCGAGTGGGATGGCACCACTTCGGTGCTGGCGGTGGACTCTGCTGTTGACGACTCGAAATATGTCGGGGTGTGGTGTCGCAAAAATACGGACGGGGACATTGTTGCCTCTGTGAAGTTTCAGACTGAGTCCATTGCGGAAATGTGGGAGCAGATCACAGCGTCGTTGGAGCGTGAACCGAAAACACAGCTGGCGATTACGCCTTCTCTGTTTATTCACACGCCCGAGAAGTTTCAGCGCAGGACGGTGCAGTGGGGCTACGGCGAGATCAACAAGTACACGTCCACGGTTAAGGGTCTTATCAACGAAGACCGAATTAAACACACGGGTGAGATCCTTCTTGCCGAACATGTAAACAGAGCGGTATTGATTCGCGGTCAGGGTGGCGCGTTGTCAATTTCCAGCCAACGAAGTCCAGGCCCTATCGAGGCGTGTCGTTGTCTCATCGTTGCAGCTGCAATGGTGTCCCGTCCGGGTGGCGCAAATAAACCGACAATGGGTTCATCAAGATAGTTGCATTTGCAACAACCTTGTGTAAGACTCCACGTGGATGGGTATTTTCTCACGCAAAGTTGACACGGCCTCTTTCGCCTCTGCACCTGTGCAGGCGGCTGCAGGCGCGTCCTACATTGGCAACTTCATCAACTACACCACCGGGTCTGCTGAGGTTCGTGCGCTGAGTATCCCCACTGTTTCCCGTTCGCGTGACCTTCTTGCAGGCATCATCGGATCTGTCGGGTTGAAGCACTACTCGAAGCAGTGGAACGGCTCCGACTATGACGAGGTATACCTGCCTCTTGAGCCTTGGATGGAAACCCCCGACCCCAAGGTCTCACGTTCGTTCTTTTTCGTAAACATCTTCTCGGACATGTTCTTCTACGGTGCAGCGTACGCCTACGTCACCACGCGCTACTCGACCGGGTTGCCTGCCTCGTTTACATGGCTCCCAGCTGCAAACATCTCCAGCACCGAACAGACTGGTATCCCTCAGTATTTCGGGCCATCAAAAGAGCTTGAGTTCAATGGCAACCCACTCGATGTAAACAATGTGATTCAGTTCTTGTCGCCTATTGAGGGCATCTTGAAGATTGGTCAGCGCGCCATCAACACGTCATTGTTTCTTGATCAGGCAGCTGACCGTTACGCCAGTCTTGAAACCGTGCCCGGTTATCTTCAGCAGATTGACGGCGAGGACATGTCCGGTGATGATCTTGGATCTCTTGCTTCGGCGTGGGCTGCAGCCCGTAAACAAAACGCCATTGGTGCGTTGTCGCGTCAGGTGCAGTTCCGTGAGTTTGCACAGAACCCCCAGGAAGTCATTGCGGATCAGCGCAAGTACCAGTCTCTTGAGATGGCTCGTCTTTGTTCAGTGCCTGCCTACCTTGTGTCTGCACCAACTGAGGGCGCAAGCATGACTTATCAGAACGCCCAGCAGGCTCGTCAGGACTTGTACCTCTTCGGCGCTCGCATCTACATGGACGCTATTGAGCAGACCCTTTCCAGCGCACAAGTTCTTCCCCGTAACCGATATGTCGAGTTTGACATTGAGGACTACGAAGGATCCGAAATGAGTTCCCCCAACGGAATGCCTAACAATGAAACGGATGATGAATTGTGAAAATTGAGTTTGTAGCCGTGCCAGTCACCTTGGACGCTGCCGCTGGCGAGGACAGCCCCCGTACCATCACGGGCGTGGCTGTTCCTTGGGACACTCCAGCGACAGTGTCCTCGGGTGAGTCGGTCATGTTTCGCCGTGGCGCTTTTGACGTAAACGCAAAAGCTCCAAAACTTCTTGAGGGTCACGACATGACGCAGTTGCGTGGTGTTGTCACCGAACTCGTTGAAGCCGAAGAGGGTCTTTTGTTTACAGCAAAGTTTGCCAACACTCGCGCAAGCGATGAGGCAATTGAACTGGTGAAGGCTGGCGCTTACGACTCCGTAAGTGTCGGCGCTATTCCAATCAAATTTAAGTACGACAAGAACGGGACAATGGTTGTCTCGAAAGCTTCTCTTGCAGAGATCTCACTTGTCGCCATGCCAGCGTTCTCGGATGCTGTCATCACAGAAATCGCTGCTTCCCAGCCTGATGAAGAGTCAGAAGAAGAAGTTGTCGAACCCCAACCCCAAGACATTTCCGAGGAGGAAACCATGTCAACAGTAAACCCAACGGTTGAGGCTTCGGCTGAGATCGTCCCAACAACTCCATTGTTCGCCACCGCGCGCCGTGAAGTCCCACTGCCAACCGCAGCCGAATACATGTCAGCGTTTATTGCTGGCGGTTCCGCATGGCACGAAATGTCAGACGCACTCCGCGCAGCTGCTCCTGACATCGTCACCACTGACACACCGGGCCTTTTGCCAACGCCAATCTTGGCTCCTACTTACAACAACTTCATTGGACGTCGTCCTGTTGTTGACGCTGTAGGCGTAAAGGCAATGCCTGCAGGCGGAAAAGTTTTTATCCGTCCAGAAGTGACGACACACGTCACCATCGGTGCATCGATTGGTGAGCAGTCACCAAGCGCAGGAACACTTGTTGTTTTCAACAACCAAGTCACAAAGCAGATCTTCGGCGGATATGTAAACATTTCCGAGGCTGACATCGACTGGACAGATCCAGCAATCTTGCAGGTCGTTCTTGACGATATGGGCAGAATTTACAGTAACAGCACCGACAACTACGCTGCTGACCAGTTGGTTGCAGGCGTTAGCGTCACTCAAGCATTTGCTCTTGCAGACGTTGCAAAGCCTGAGGTTTGGGCTGCCGAAATTGCAGAAGCATCAGCAACAATCTTGAGTTCTTCAAACGGCAACTTGCCAACTCACTTGTTTGTTGCTCCTGACCGCTGGCGCAACCTTGTCGGTCTTTCTGACAGTTCAAACCGTCCGTTGTTCCCACAGGTGGGCCCAATGAACGCACAGGGCGACCTTTCACCAAGCGCATACGGCGGAAACGCTTTCGGCTTGCAGGTTGTCGTTGACCGTAACTTCGCTAGCGGTGTTGCCATCGTTGGTGACGCATCGGGCTACGAACTCTACGAACAGCAGAAGGGCACAATGTCCATTGAGTCACCATCGACACTGTCACGCACAATCGCTCTTCGCGGTTACTTTGCAGCTTTGATGATTGACCCAACCAAGTTTGTTCAGTTCGCTTTCGCCTGATCACTAGGTAGTTAGGAAAGGGTCTGTATGTCTGTTTACACAATCACTCATGGTTTTCACTTTGATGATGTATCAGCCGTACAGACCCTGACCCCTTCCGAAGTTCAGCCCGGCGACAGCATCGTTGTCGCAGGCGCTGGCGCAAAGTTCAACGGCACCTTCACCGTTATTAGCGTTGAAGAGTGGGAGTACATCGGGAAAGACCAGCAGGGCTATCTCGAGTTCAACTATGACGTGCCAAAACTTAATCAGGTTTTGTATGCGGTCACTGGTCAGGCTGACGATGAGGCGTATGCAGCTCTTGCTGGCACTCTGACGTTTACCGAGACAATCACTTGGACCACAAGCGCGTTAGTGCTCAGTTTCTTGGGCATTGACGTGGCGACCGCCAATGACACGGCCTACATCGCTAAGTGTGTTTCGGCTTCGAATTTTTTCTGTTTTCGGAAACGTCGTGAGGCAGGCTATACAGACCAACAGGGCACAGTCCCATCGCCAGACGTGGAACTAGGAGCGACACTTTATGCAGCTCAGTTGTACCGCGAGCGTGGGACAAGCGGTGACGCTTATGGTGCTTTTGATGGCATGGGCAATCTCGCTCTTCCTGTAAACCTTGCTCGAATTATGCAGCTCTTGGGCTGTGGCAGGGCGCAGGTCGCGTGAGTTCTTCAGGCATCTTGTACGAGGCTGTGACTGCCTGTAAAACAGCGCTCACAGCACTCAGCCTTGTGCCTATCACTGACCCTCGCAACGCTCGCCCTTTGTCTGTTCTTATCGAGTTACCAACAGTTGACTCGTTTACATACAACGTTGGCAACATCACTCTTCGACTTCGTGTGCTGGCACCGCCTCCGGGCAACCAAGACGCTGGCGATTACCTGATGCAGATCGCAGATCAGATAATGAACTCACCCATCGCGGTCACGGATTTACGTCCGGGCCTCGTATCCATCGGAGGGCAAGATTTGCCTTCCTATGATTTAACCGTTGCCGTAGCCGTACGGCGCAACTAACCAAAAGGAGCCCTCATGGCTACAACAACATTCCTCAGCAATGCCACGATTAACATCACGCAGGGCGCAACCACCACTGACCTCAGCGATCAAGCAAACGCTGTCAGCGTCATGGTTGGCGTTGACTCGCTTGAGTCCACCGCTTTCGGCGACACTGGACACCGCTTCACAGCTGGTCTTCAGAACGTTGAAGTCACAATGACTTTGTTCCTCAGCTATGGCGCTTCAGAAGTTGAAGCAATCCTCAACTCTTGCGTGGGCACAGGTTCAACCGTGTTGACCATCTCCCCATCAGGAACCACTGAGTCAGCCTCTAACCCTGAGTACATCATCACCAACTGCATGCTCTCTGACTTCACCCCAATCAACTCAACCGTGGGCGAACTTGCCACCGTTGAGGTCACCTTCACAGGTGGCACATGGGTTCGTGACG